TTTTGCCACTCGCGATGAGGCTGCCAACCACGCTAAGCGTCTTCAGAAGGAGGATCCCACATTTGATATCTATGTCGTAGATATGTTCAAATGGCTTCTCATTCCCCCAGATCCCACCAAGATTGATGATGTACATTATTCCAATGAAAAGCTTGAGGAGATTATGGCTGGGTACAAGGAGAATCAGTCCCAAGCCGCTCGTATGTTCCAGGAGCGTAAACAGGCTATGGCTGAGACTAAGGTCCAGTATACACCTGGTGATGAGAATTCCAAATTCTACACCAAGGCTGACGAACCCCCAATTTCCCACCCCGCTGAGGTTCTAGAGCGTCTCAAGAAGGAGAAGCCCGATGCCCAAATGGAAGAACTCGTCAAGGAGGCTGATGCCATCGTTGCTGCTGAAATTGAGGAGCGTCGCAAGATGCGTGAGTCTGAGTCTACCCAAGGAAAACTTGGAAACCTTGAGGAGGGTGATGAGGGTGAGCCTGAGGTCACTTCCGCATAAATAATATTCATATATAGTAAACAAAAATGATTAAGACTATTTTGACCATTTTATTGGTTGGTGCCTTCTTTATTTTGTTTTTTAAACCAAAATACAATTTAAAAAACAAAACAGTTGATGAGCCTTCTACGACGGCTGGATTTATTGATGACACATATAGGGGTCCATTTGTTGATAATTTTATACCCCCCAAATATGGGGATGTAGGTACTTTTGTAGCGTACTCAAGTGTACCTGAGAATAACTGGTTGCATGGTTTTCCCCATAAAAAAGCCTAGAAGAAAAACAGCAAATGCTATGATCCAAGTGGATTTTTCAATATTTGCAAAAAAATCAGGCTTTTCCTGAATTAGGGGTTGGGGTGGGTAATTCATTTCAGATGGATGAAAATAATATGGCTGCTGATGCTGCTGCTCTGATTCCTCTTCAATCTTATTATTTTCATCGTTCATATTAGGATTATAATCAATAGGATTGCCTATATCAGTTTCCATTTTCTAATATTAAAGCTCATTTTTTTAAGCGTATTCTGACTCACTTTCACTCTCACTGTCCACCACGAAATCCTTAAGATTACCGTTTTCATCCGCATCCTCGTCATCATCCTCCTCACTCTCATCATCCGACTGATATTCATTTTCAGTCTCTATGTCCGAATCAAAGTCTGAATCATGTTCATCATCACCCCAATCATCTACAACATCCTCAATTGGTTCAAAGAGTTGGGGTTTCTTTATCTGTCTACCAGATCGCGTGACTACAGAGGTCATTATATATGTATGTAATACTATTGTTTAAGTACATTTAACACATTTGGGGTGAGCTTATGCTTTCTAGATGTATTTTTTGAGCACACTGGACATTTTTGAGTAATGATCCAATCTTTGTTGATTATATATGACATCGCTTTACCCTCATGGTCATTATGTATAGTTTCACAGTATTGAGAAGTGGTGAGTACTATAAAATCCTTCTTGTCTTTGGTTACACTGACGACCCTAGTATCACCTTGTACCCTCGTGAATGCAGTGTTTATGAATTTCTCTAGGGGTGGTGTCACATTATTTCGTTTCACAATAGGTTTTTCTACAATTTTTTTGATTTTTGGACACTTGCTGACGACACTCTTGTTTGGATAGAGTTTATCTATTATGTTTTTACTGAGTTCATGCTGCCTACCACAAAAATCCTTACAGAACCCATCTCGCCTCCCTTGGATGGTTTCACAACGACAAAAACATTTTTGTAAAATCATCTTACCACTAATAATGAACCACACATGATTAGAATTATGACTCCGCTTCAAATTTTCACAATATTTTGAAGTAGTTGACACTAGGAATGTATCTCTGTGCTTGAATACTTTAGTTATGTATGCATCTCTTTGACCATCCATATTTTTGCGAATGAATGTCTCAACCATATTCTTCAACTCCTGGTCATATATTTCATCTTTAGTTTGGTCATTTGAGAAGGATCCCTCTTTTACTACACCCACTGAGGGTGGCTCAACCTTAACACTTTCTGGAGCATCTGTCCTGACTGCTGACATCTTGAGAATCTTGACAGTGGGTTCTTGGTCAATTCTCATGAGAGTACTAAAAGGTTGTTTAGTGTAAATAAATAGGGGTAGGTACTCAACCTGATCAATTTTACCTGATGTACAACCATCACAACCTTGGCCACCACATGCATCATGTTTGGCTTTTTTGAAAGACCAAGGCATCCTAAAACCACTCCCCCTAGTCTTACGAACTGCACTCCCATAGACGGATGAATCTATGATTTCACTCCAATTTTGATCAGGTCTTTTGGTTGTGAGAGCCACTAAAATATGTTCCCTCAAAGCAATAGCTGACATTTGGTCAACTACCAAACCTGACCAATTCATATGTACACCAGTTTTCATGAGAGATCCACATACTTTGGGTAGGGCTATAGAAATGAGACATTCCTCCTGACTATGCTTCTTGACTTCATCACAAATAATCATAGAAATATCCTTGATGTCATCAATACCTAGGGGTTCCTTACTCTTGTAGTCAATGTCAACGAAAAAATTATACGTCTCAGTCTTTTGCTCTACGACATACAACTTCTCACCTGACTTGACAGCCTCAACATACTTTTCATAAAAATCGTTCAATTTATCAAATGGTACGGAGAGTTTACCCCCATCCAAGAGCACATGTGATAAATTGTTAGCGTTTGAAAAATTTTGTGATTTGCACCACTGTTTAAACATACCTTACTATAGCGACTAACCTCTAAACCAACTCATTACAGATACATCTCGGTACTCCTTTGTCTGTGAAAGTTCCTTCTTGATTGTCAAAAGTTCATATACCGTCTTATCCTCATTCTCCTTGAACCACTCCTCAATTTCTTCATCACATAGACCCCTATTCTTCTCTAGGAGTTCACCTATCTGCCTCAAAATAAAAGCCTTGGACTTCATTATTTAATAGAAAATGTTTTTCTATTCAAAGAAGTTATACACGAATAAAATTGAGGATTTTTTATAATATTTTCTACTATCAATTTCCACTGTTTTCTAGAGTTGAACTCTTCCAATGTATCATAACTCATAAAATCATTTTCATCGTAGGTTTTCCTGATGGGTTGATTTTGAATTTTCTTTAAATTTGTCTTTTGCTTTTCTTCATAAAATCTTTTGAGTTGTGATTGTTGCTCAGTCTTATTGAAATTGACATAAAATATAAATACATTATATTCCAAATCTACACTAGGACTCTCTTTAACTACAAATTTAAACTCTGTATACTCACCACTTTTTAGAGATACAACACCCCTAGTCTCCTCTTCCAATTCCCTAAGGGCACACCTAATAGGTGAAAATATCTCCCTACGCCTACACCCACCCGTCACAAATATCCAATCCTTGGATCTATAGTCCCTCACTGTTAAAAATTTTGGTTTGTCGTCTACAAAACTGACTGGTATCGCGATAGCCTTGTACTTTTTCATTGCACATTCGCAAGTTATAATATAGGGATATGTTTATTCAGTGGTTTTTTCCTCTTTGATGACCTCTAATGTTTCGGGTTCAGGTTCAGATTCAATCACTTGGGGTGGGGGTTTGAGATGCTTGACGACCTGCTCTGAAAAACTCTTGAAATTATCCATATCCTTCTTGGTCTTGTTCATCTCCTTAAATAGGAAGATGATACCAGCAGCACACACGAGGGTGGCGATCATCATTAGGGTATCGCGATTGACGGGAATCATATTATATTTATAATTGTGGTTTTCTTTTTAAGTAATTACACCCATGTGAGTTCTCCCAGACTTGGGACAATCATAGGGACTTTGAGCGAATTGAACTGCTTCAAAGTGAGCAGATTCACATGATTTTTGTGTTGATGGTCTCAAATCCTGACCAATAAACTTTTCAAGTGTCCTGGAGTTGGGATTGTAAGTCAATACAAAAACGATGGCGAGAAGGAAGACTATCTTCCACAACATTTATTATTTACGGAGAGATTTAGTTAGAGTAAAGGAGGCCTCCCATCCCATTTTCAATGCGGAGGACGTTGTAGTTTACAGCGTAAATATCCTTATCACAGTTGGCAACATCGTTGATGATACGGGCAGAGTCTAGACGGGAAAAGTTGAGGTTACCAGTGGGCTGAAGCTTACCCGACTCGAGGCAGAAGGGGTAGAAGAATAGCTTGGTCCCTGGGGTGGATGAACCATGGGAAGTATGGTAATAGAGTGGCACACTGGTGTAGTTGGGATCAGCAAACTTGAAATCAGAGACATCAGTACCGTTAATCTGAAGCTTGAGCTTGTTAGTTTCCGTGCTTACCATAGTAACAGCGGACGCATCACCAGCGGCGAGGTACTTCACGGGGTGGTTGAAGTTGAGCTCTTGGATCTTGGAGTTGGAAGCAATAGCCTTCTGGACTTGGGTGATGAGCATGTTCTGGGGCTGGGAAGCGAACGTCTCACGCTCCTGGGTATCCAAATAGGCATAGTTGGCGTACACCTCCCACTTACTAGCTTGGGCCTCAGCACCCCAAGTGATGCGAAGCTCAACATCGTGATACTGGAGGGATATGAGGGGGAGGGCAGTCTGCCAGTTCTCACAAAAGGCAAATCGGAGGGGATAGAACTTGGAAGTACCACCTGTGTATAGACCAGAACCAACAGACTTGGCTGAGATGGCGGCCGATAAGGTTGGGGCGATGAGGGTAGAATAGATCGAATCCTGTTCGTCAATCACCTGACCACCGATGAGGAGCTCCACCTTGGAAACAACAGTCGTCCAATCGGTGATTGTATTGGCAGATGTACCTAGACCAGTGATAGGCATGAGGTACACATAGTTGAGGAGATCACCCTTGCGCTCAAAACGGACCGTGGACATACCACCGTTAGAGACATTACCCTGAATCACCTGACGCTCGACAGTTTGGGAAAAGTTAGTATGACGCTTGTAAGTAGAACGGAAAAAGCTGACTTCAGGCTGGCCAACAAGATGGACATCCTGGGCACCGACAGCTACGAGTTGGGCAATACCACCAGACATTTTATATTATAGTAAGAGTTTATTTTTTTAACTTACCTTCTCCCCAGATAACTTAAAAAATAGTATATGCGTATAATAAATGAGTACACTTTACAAGAAGATCAGACTTTTTGAAAAGAATGGGACCCCAGCCGTATACATGAATATGCAAAGGAGGGTCGTGACACCCACGCCACGCTTAAATCGGATTAATAATATTACTGGTCTGAAGATATCACGAAACCTCACGAATGCCAAGACGAACGATGAGCGTGCGTATGTTCGTGAAGTTGCGAGGTATTATACTATGATCGGTAAGCTAAAAGAGGTGAGGAAATTAGTCAAATCCATGAGCCCCGGGGAACGCCGTAAATTCTTTGAGAGCCTAACAGTTCCCCAAATTATAGAATATTTCGCGAGTATCGCTGGACCATTCGCTAGGACGATGGGTAATAAAATGAACAAGAATGCCCTAGTAAATGTCGCAATCAACACTAATTAGAGTTTATTTATTAAGTAATTCTTTAAGATATGAAATCTCTTCTTGTTTTATTAGCATACTCGTTAATTAATTCTTCTAGGGTAAATGGTCCGTTTGAGATTGTATAACTAATCGGAGTTCTCTCGCTTGAATCGACTCTATACGCGTGTTTTATTTGACAAAGATTTCCTTCAAAGGACATCTTACCCAACATCATCAATTCCAAATCATAAACTCTCATATCATTCCTGTTTATTTTATCTATATTCTCGTTTATCCTTATTACTGAAAGGAGGATTACTTACTAAAATATCACCTTTGTCATTATCAAAAAAATCAATTGGTTCGTGTATGACATCATAGCCTAATTCTTTTAAGTATTCACCATAACTACTGTCACCATAAAACATTCCCATATGACCTTATCAGTCGGTATGAATTCTTTTATGTCTTCCCAAGCAGACTTACGGGTCATGTATTCATCATTAATTTCAAATTTTGGGGAGTCGTGGAAACAAGCCATCTTATAGTATAGTCATGTTTTATGGTTTCAAGAAAGTAGGGTATAAACACATTTAAGTTCCTTCATTTTTACCAAACAACAAAAGTTCTTTAATTACCATTAAAGCACCATTAGTTTCATTAGTCCTATACCACCACCATCTAAATGCTTTATAAGTTGTTCCGTAAGTATTAACATGATAGTCTATATCATCATGATCTCTAAATTTAGCATCATTTACTCTATGAATTACTGTCCATGTTCCACTGTTGGTTGAATGATTATAATCATTAGAACCTTCAAATCTCCAATCAC